CAATCAGGCCAATCTCTTGTGCCGCTATGGCGTCCATGTCCGACATCTGGGTAATATTATTTAAACCGTCAAACCTTGCCGTTGGTACTCCCGTTATACGATCCCTTTTACGAGCCGTTAACGATATCGCTTCTACGAGAGGATCATTGACCGCCAACCTATTGGTGTCCACCTCATTCTTGTTAACAGGATAAACCGAAACACCTGTCTCTACGCCGTCTTTATCAAGTCGGCTGTTAGGGTCATTAAAGCCAATGGCCGTATTGCCAAGTTCACTAGGTTTACCAGGTAAACTGCCCACGATGATTGGCTCTTGGTTACCCTCGTCACGAAAGTATCCCCATACCCAACTGCCTTCTAATAAAAAACTAGGACTATGGCCAATGCCTGAAATACCAGGTGAGGCCGTTGATAACATTACGGTTGCCCAAGGTAGATCAACTGTGGGTAATTCGGACTTACTATCAGTATGATAACCTAAACATCTAACTCTTAAACGGCCAGCGTAGAGTGGGTCGTGTCTATCCTCTACTACACCTGAGAACCAGATAAAATTATTTGTTTTGCCTATAAAATTGCTCATGTACTTTTAAATATTTACCGATATATGTTTATTTTTAATTACAACGCTAGCCATTATTCTTACCTATTTCTCTTTGGTGTACGCAGGCCAGCATTTAACCTTAATTTTGTTGTTAACCTTATTTATACCTTGTCCTATATGAGAAAAGACATGCGCTAGCTTGTCTTTAACTTCGTGTTTCATTGTGTTTATTACTTCTTGACGGCCCTTGTAGAAGTATAGTAGATGATAAGAGTATGCCTTATCAAAGGCCTCCAGAGAGACCGTGTCTATGTGTTTGTTGATTTTATCTATCAGTTTATTCATTGTTGGTTTATTCATTGCCTTTCACGTTCATATGTGTTATGTTATGGGGTTATCCTCTCGTCTGGCCATTGTATTGGCCGTTAGAGTAATATCTATCGTCAAAGCGAGCGGACAACTCGGAAATCTCGGAGATTCTCTGAATGGTCTACGAGAGTATGCCATTATTTGATTCATCTGTTGCCTCTGTTATTAATGTGTCGTCTAACTCGTATTGTAATATGTTTGTAGCGTCGGCGTTTTCTCTACCTGTAAATGTATCTATACTCTCCTCTGGATAAGGCACTCTCACTGCGTCCTTAATACAATTGATTGCCATAGTGTGCATATCTTTAGCCGTGTCTATTTTGTGTCTTATGGACTTCACCAGATAGCGTCCAGACATGTAAGGGTCATTATCTAGGGGATTGTCAGCACCTACTGGTTCGTATGACGGAATTTCTAGTGCAACTACATCACCACATGATAATCCAGTAAAACCTCTTGCGTCCAATGAAACTTGCATAGCCGCAAATGCCAATCTCTGACTTAATCTCTTGGCCATATTTGTACCCTTTGGTGCGTCTTCGTAATCATTGTGTATCTTGGTCGTTGTAGACTGTAGATATAATGTGCCATTAGGAAAATCACTGAATTGTTTGCCATTATAGTTAATCAATGGTGCAATAGATTTATTATCTGTTTTACCACCATCACCATCATGTTCAGTGTGATATATGTTACTAAACTCTGTATTGTAATCGTAATCTATTTTTGTATACGTTTTGTTAAATAGGTCATGTGCTATCGTTCTGCTAGCATAGACGCCATTTCTTAAATTCTTTATTGTGTCAAACTGGTTTTGTATTACGAAACTATCAACAGTTTGCATTTCTTGTACTACGTTGGTCATACCTGTACCACCTTTAACTGATCTAGGTTTCTTTTCAAATCTTGCGACCACTGGTCTAGCAGCGCCGTCTGTAATCGCCAACATATTTTCTAAACTTCTAAATCTAAAACCAGTACTGTCTTCATAGAAAAACATGCCAGAGTTTTCAAATCTACCTGATTCTGCCTCTTTAGATACACCATCTATAAATTCAAATGGTCTATTGCCTGTTGGTACATACTTACGAGCACCCTTTGTTTCTTCTACTATGATTGTCTTATTAGATTCTAGTTCATTACGAAATACATCTAGTACTATCTGATCAATAGTGCCTGTAAATGATCTGGTTACTTTTCTTTGTTCGTTTGTAATTACTTCTTTACTTGCGAAGTGTAGTACATATGCTTGTGTTCTAGGTGACAACTCTTGTCTGCCTGATATTTTATATATGTACATTGGGTGTCCTGTGACAGCCGTGAAATCAAAACCTTTTCCAATACCTGGTGTATTGATCTTAAACTCTATACGTTCAAATCCTGTAAGTGGTAAGTGATTGGCAATATTCTGACCATCAACTACGACTATGTTACCTGATAGACCTTTTGAGAATATATCTTCGTATATGTTTATTTCTATTGTGGAACTTCTAACACTTACTTTCTTTGGCTCATTACCACCAGCAGATGATACATAAGAAATTAATTGTATATCTGATAAGGCGAATTGGCCTGCTTTTGTTAAAGTGTCAGCATTAATTTGATCGTACATAATTATTCATTCATCATTTTCTCAAATTCTTCTAATAATATTGGTAAGAAACCTGGGTTTAATAATTTAATCTTTCTTAACTCATCTTGGTGTCTTTGTTCATATTCTCTATTTGAAACAGACATTGCACCTGCTTGCGTCTCATTGACCTCAATTAAATGTGAGTAATCATTAGACTTTGTAACACCACTTGTCTGTGCAATCTCATAATGGTGTATGCCATCTGGATTTGCGTATTTCTCTTTTACATATGTTTCAAATGCTCTGAAATCAAGTGGCCAATCGTATAGACCATCTTGTGAACCATTAGTCATTAAAACAACCCAATGATATTGAGGATCACCGAAGTGTTTCATTGATGTATCTTCAGGTCTCTCGCCATTTGGTACATCATACTCTTGGTATAAACTTGCTTCTTCTATAATCTTGTCTTTGATCTTGATCTTTCTGAATAGATCAGTAACTTGTTTGTATGTTATGTTATCAGTAGAATAATTACCTTTAGGGAACTTATCAAAGTATGACATATTAGAAACCCTCCGCTACTGTTTGTTTAGTCATAATTTCTGTTTCGCCAAACTCTAAATTCATATTGATGATAGTAGGTGGTGCGCCTTTCTCATCTGGTATCAGTGAAGACACAACACCCTCTGGTGCATAGTCTATGTTACAAGATTTTAAAACACATCTACTAATTCTTGGTAAGTAACTGTTTTCATTTTCTCTATACATGTAAGTAATTTGAAACTCACTTGGCGTATTGAAATAACCATTAGTTATAGCACTTGCTTGTTGTTCTGGTAACATATGAAATCTAAACAGTTGTAAAATTTTATGTACATCATCTTTCTCTTTCTCATCTTTAGGTGCAAATATAAATGGAAAAGAAAACGATCTAAATGGTACTGATTGGAATATTGTTTCTAAATTAGGGTTCTTTGCCTGACCTAGTGCCTTGTCGTATAGTTGTCTACTATTCTCAAAACCTGGTATGATACTAGCAGCTGCGAATAAGGCAGTCTTACCTAATTCACTACCAATACCGGCAACACCTTTGGCGCCAGCCTCTATCTTGTTTAAGAAACCTGGATCGTTCATTATACCACCAAGTGCTTGACCTAAATCTCCTGCAAGACCTGTCTGCGTGTCTTCATAGTTTACACTATAATTGAATTTCATTCCCTCGGCTGGTGTGTATAATATAATACTATCTGAAATATAATTGTGATTGTCATCAACTTTAGACATGATACCTGTAGATGTTGATCTTAATCTGCTTGATTGTGTAATACCTTTTCTTTTGATATTAGCAATTCTGTTACTTGGAGCGTCAAAATCACCCATTGGCACCTCTTTAGATGATGATAGTTTACCATTTTTAAATGTTTGATTTTTAAATTTAGATGACTTGTGATTTACAATATCAAATATTATATAGTGACCAGCACCTAAATTACCTGCCTCTCTAGGATATGAGACAGTACCATATTGATATGGATTGTTTACAGATTCCATGTGAGAAGTAGGACCTACTGTGCCTATCTCTAGTGGTGATTTATTTAATAGTTTAGCAGCGACTTTGGTTGTTTGACCAGATGAAGCGAAACTCAATTTATTGGCAATTGATGAGCCAATCATTGTTCCTACTTTACCTTTGATTACGTTTGCTATCTTTGATGTCCAAGCCATATTTTAATTCTCTTATATATATTGTATATTTATAACATTATGAAGAAGTCTTTTAAAGGAATATATAACCCAATCAACCCAGGAAAGTATGTAGGTAACGTAAAGACCATCATATATCGGTCTCTTTTAGAGAGACGGTTTATGGTGTTCTGCGATAACAGTCCTAACATAGATAATTGGGCAAGTGAAGAATTGGCAATTAGATACTACAGTCCAATTGATAACAAATGGCACAGATACTATCCTGACTTCATAGTGAAGACTAAACAAGGTAAGAAATTGATTATAGAGATTAAACCATCACGTCAATGCAAACCACCAAAGAAACCAGTAAGCAGAAAGACCAAGTCTTACATGCGTGAATCTTTAGAGTATATCAAGAACCAAGCCAAATGGCAAGCCGCTTCAAAATATTGTGAAGATCAAAATGCTGAATTTAAGATTATTACTGAAAAGGATTTAGGTATTGGCCGTTAAACGTCTGCCCAACTTTTGTTGCCTACGTTTATAAAGCTATCGTCTGCTCTATTATTAATAAAACCTGATACTACTGATCCACTACTTGATGAATTTACAGTTGGTGAGTTATTATTAATTATTATATTATTCTTTGATAATTGTTCGTTTGCTTTCTTTTGTAAACTATCAAACTCTGTTACTGCCGCTTTGTTATCAGTAAACTTAAAATCATTGTTATTTAATTGATCAATACGTTTTGTACCCATTTTACTATTCTTCTCTATAGGTGCATTTTGAGGACCTGCGTCTTCATATTTCTCAACAGAAGGAAAATCACTCATCATATCGTCCATACCAAAACTTTCTTGTTTTCTCTTTCTCTCTATTTTCTCCTCTGGTGTTTGGTCTTTGTTAAGACCTAATAGTTTACCTAGTTTTGAATTTCTAAACCAATCTATAATTTTAACAAAGAAGTTTTTGATCTTTTTGATGTTCAATGCTACAAATGTTAGAGCGCCTACAATCAATGCAAATTTAGCAATTAACACTAGTCTTGCAAGTGTAAAGAAACCACCTATTGCTTTTATTCCTTTGCCTAATGATTTAAATGTAGAAAGAAAACCACCACCTAAGAATTTCATTAACTCACCTGTGTTTTTACCCATATCTTTGATCATGTTAAATGATTCACCAATTGCTTGAAAAGGTCCCATAAATGCGTCTTTTAGTTCTTCTAAAAACATTGGTAGACCTTGTGATCTGCCTGTGTCTACTGTTGAACCACTTGGTTGTAACATTTCTGCTGATTGGTCTCTTTCGCCTTTAATGTTTTGTAACTTCTCTGAATTTTCTTCTAATCTAATTTTTGTTGCCTTTTTCTCTGCGTTAGATAGATTATCTTTTGTTTGTAAATTCTTTCTATCAAGTTTAATCTCTTTCTCTAGTAATATAATAGACAGTTCTTTCTTCTTTAATAATTTTTCTTCAGTTCTTATTTGTGCTCTAGTTAAGATTTCAACTTCTTTGGTGTCTTTGTTAACACGTGCAACAATATTCTGTTCCTTTAAGTTCATTACTCTCTTGTCTGACTCTATTGCCTTTTCTTCTCTTTGTTGTAACATGTCAGCCAAGTCTGTACTGTACTCTCTTAAATCTAAACCTAATGCTTGTACCATTCTCTCTAACTTTACAATGACATTATTAAAACTATTAATAGGACCTTTTTGTAGATCAACAGTTAAAGTTTCAATCATTTTAGGTACATTAGGAATAATAGACTTCGTAGCCGCCGATATAGACGAACTCGCCCTTTCCATAATTTGATTGCCTAAATTTTCTATTGCAATTCTAGTGTTATCTGTGTCTTGGTTGTCTACTAATGGTAATGCCATAATACTATTTATATCTATTTCTTTGTTGAATTAACATATAACCCAAACCAGGCAGCGCCAGCACCTACTACAACAGATACAAGACCTGCTTGTGCATTATTTGGACTTTCTAATAACATAAACCATTGTGCCACTTGATAGAACATATAAATGTACACTGATATGAACACTCTAGGGAATATTCTTAACTTATCAAACCAATAAGGGAAAGCTTCTGCAAAACTTATCTTACCATCACCATCTATGTCTAACTTATTCTCTTTAATTTGTTTCTTTTTCATTTTTATTTTCCTGCACTTTCTCTTTGTCTTCGTTCATTTTCTTCTTTAATATAGTTGATCAACATAGTAACGTATATATCACGTTCCCATGGTATCATCATTTCTATTTCACTAATGCTATACTTGTGATGTTGCATTAACGAAAAGTTAATTTCAAAGTAGGCCTCTAGGCTATTATGGGAGAGGCCAATCCGAAAAAATCTTGTAGACCGGTAAAGGTCACTGTACTCTTAACACCAGTAACAGGATTGGTTACCTCTTGCTCGTGTCTCAATCTAGGCATTGTATCAAAGAATTTTTTAATCTTCTCAAAAGAACCAGTTGGTAATTTCTCAAAGAAATCTTTCAATTCTTCTTTACTAGTATCTACACCAGGGTATATTTTCTCACCCTCATATATTTGATCAACACAGTTTAACATCATTTCAAATACAGTATCATAGTCTGCCGACATTGTATCTTTTTGACCTAACATCTTTAAAGTAGGGTATTTAAGAACAACTCCTAATTGCCTTTGTTCATCAATAACTACTTTATTTGTGTGTTCATCGTCTACTTGTACCTCAACTTTAGATAAATCTATTTCAATATCTACGTAAGTTTTCTTGTCGTCTGGACAAACTACTTTGAATTTTGAAACTTCACCTACTGACTTGGCTCTTATTTGTAAGAACATATATTCTATGTCAAACGTTGGTACATTGTCCATGTCTAATTTATTAAATGTACATGCACCTAAAACTTCTTTAGTTGCGTCTTGTATTTGTTTTTCTTCACCAGACTCTAATGCTATCAACATCATTTTTTCTTCTTTAACAAGAAACGGTCTGAATTTAATCTTTGTGTCTTGGGAAGGTAATGTCAACTCATATGTTGGTGTCTCTATTATTGGTAATGCCATAATATTATCCTTTTGTTATTATATATTTATTGGTGGTAGTTTAAATGGTGGGAACGCTCTACCGCCGGTAATTTTACCTAGTGGTACTCTACGTCTCAAATCATTCAACACGTCTCTACCTGCTCTTCTCAATTCCGGTGGTAGTTTACCTAATAAACCTCCCAATAAACCTGAATCTTGTTTAACTGTTGGTGTACTGAACTGCGATTGGCCTAGTTCAATATTGCCTGATTTATCTAAAAAGAAATTGATCCAGTTTGTAAATTTAAATGTAACAGAAAATGTCTGTACAGTATTCTCGTCATGTGAATATTCAACTTTACTAATAGAAGTAGGTAAACACTCCATAAGTTGTACACCATATGTTATCTCGTCTCTCTCTTGTCTTGACTCAAATGAACCTAATTGATATATTCTCATATCAGTTACATAGTTCTTAAAGTAATTTAAGTTATAAGACTTGTTACTAAATGCTGCTGATTGCCATGCCTCAAAATACGATCTCTCTCTTAAATATTTGTCTGCATAAAATGTTGCTGTTATTTCTTGTGTCTTCATGTCATATGCCACGTTTCTAGGTGGAGCATTACCATGTCTAATTTCTTTTGTGACTATCTCTCTATCGGGCATTTCAATTGCACTACAAAATGCTTGAACACGTTTAGCGTTTGCAATGTGCATAGCATTCATATCTTCGGCCTTAAAAAATGAGTCATACGTTTCATCGGTCATTGAAGAAGATACATTGCCTACACCACCATTGAGGTCACCAGGTAGTGATTTAGGTAAATGAAACTCAACATAAAATCTTGCCTTTCTAGCAAAACCCTCTGCCTCGTTGACCATTGCCTGTACTCTACCCATTGTAGATTCAGGATTACCACCTTGTGTACGTTTTAATCTTGGATCACCTGTTACGTTGTCTAGTGATCTATCTCTCGGTATACCGATACGAATATCGTAACCACCAATTCTTTTGCCGCCTCTTAAAATTGCCATTAATACGGTTTCCCTTTTTTAAATTGTGCAACTGGCAAATAAACTGCTAATGCAGCTTCATCATAATCTATTCTTAAAAAACTACTTCTAGTATGTGCCCATAAGTATTTTTTAATTGCACCTTTTGTTAAACTTATATTCTTTACTCTATTATAACTAACATCAAATCTATTCTTATCATCAATAGTGCCTCTTACGGCAAATCTTTGTAATTGTTGTAACAAAGTAAATCTCTGTGCTGGTGGTAGGTAATGAAAGTTAATACCTGCAAATCCACCTGGTATTGTCTCTATTGGTAGTACCAACGGAAACGTATCATAATATGGTAATGTCTTCTTGTATTTAGGGTCATAGAAAAACATATTTAATCTACCAACACTTGGTCGGCCAATTAGTTTTCCTTGATTCATCAACTTTCTAGATGTTACTCTATCTGCAATAGTTGATATTGCTTTTCTATACCATGAAGCAGACTTTGGTGTACCACCTGCGTTATCTACTAGTTTATCTAAAACACTTATTGCCATACGGTATATTTATAACGAAAAAAGGGCGACTTTTGAGGGTCGCCCTTAAAGTATGCCTAACGGAGGGAATTGTTAGTTCTACTCGTCTTCAGCTAATTTACTAAAGTAGGATAACGTATCGTCATCGTCACTAGCTGCTGGAGTAGTAGGTATTTCACTCATACTCTGCACTTTGCCAGTAGGTGTAGCGGTTGGCGGGAGCTCTTCGCTATCTGCTGTCTTCGTGCTTCTTGTACCAGCAATTACCCTAATCAGTTTCTCTTTGAGTTCATCATAGGATTTAAAATTGTCGGTTGCCAAGAATGGTTTAAGAGCGTGTTGACTTGACCATAATGTTTTGATCGCCTCGTCACTTTCAGCAACACTTGTTACTGCCTCAAATTCTGACTTATCATAGTTCCAGTAACCATCAACTTTTCTGATTTTTAGTTTAAAGTTTGCACCTTTCCAAAAGTCAAATGGGTTAATTGGTTTCTCATCTTCAAATGCCGGTTGCATTGCTTCTGTAATCTTATCAAAAATCTTTTTACCAAATTTAAATAAGTGTACTTTGCCCTCGTATTCTGGATGTTTTGGGTCTGATACTACAAGAATATTTGCAAAATAAGAAAGTTTTCTTTTTCTTTTTCTAGCAATTTCTTTATCACTATCAACACCAGTGTTCCACAATCTTGTGTTTTCTTCGGACACAGGATCTTTTTGGTTCATTGTTGTTAATGAGTTCTCAATATACCAACCACCTTTATCTTGGAAAGCATGAGACCATACTCTCTGCCAAGGAAGTTCTTCTCCCTCTACAGCAGGTAAAAATCTTATCACTGCGTAACCATTACCAGTTTTATCTAGTTCAGGCTTCCAAAATCTGTCGTCTTGATATTTGTTCTTGTTTGATTTATCCTCAGGATTGAGGTTTGTTTCAAGTGCTTTAGTTAATTTGTCAAAGCCACTTGATGATGATTTTAATGCTTCAAAATCCATATTCGTATTCTCCTTTTGTATATATTTTCGTATTATTGTATTTGTGTTTCCTGTTTAATCGGAATCATAGTTATTTATAACAGTTTTATGTGCTCTACCAGGTTTATTGACTCTATCTTCTCCCTTTGGCCACCTCATCTTAATTTTAAGTTGGCTACCATCTGTCTTCAGGATTGATATATCATGTCCGTTATCAGCGGAGTTATCGTAGTATCTTACATAGTCGTTAATAACAATATTCTGATCTTTCTTCTTCACTGTCATATGTTAATATAACACACTACCACTTAAATGGCAATGTTATCCTATTAATGTCTCCATGGTTTCGTAATCAATATAGAAGACATTTTTATGTCCTTCCCAATCTTTGATAGGTCTACTGATTGCGTCATGTCCTAGGTCTGCGTTTGGATTTACTTTGTAGAAAGTCACGTTAGGGTTGTTTATTATCAATGACTTCCATTGTGTAATCCAATTATCAGGTAGCACTTGTTGTTGATCTTTTACACCATAATATTTACTGTCTTTGTACAAGTTGTTTATCTTGCCTTCTTTGTCGTTAGTTGCTAGGTCATTACCAACCAAAAAAAGTTGTAAACTTTCTACTAGTTCACCAGCAGCAACTTTTGATTGATTTTGTATTATGGCAATTGCACCAGCTGTAGGACCTGCACCAAATCCAAAATCTCTTGGTGTCATTACATCGTCAATAGATTGTTCTTTAGAGTTCATTGTACACCAACTAACATCTACAGCAGTATGGTTTACATTCTTATCTGTTATAGATTTATCTTTCTGTACTATTTTAACTGCACCAGATATATTAGAACCATGCATTACAAACTCTTGACAATCACCTTTCTCGTTGGCGTTAATCATATTGTTCTCTTTGACCACTGCCATTTCTTGAGCAGATATAGAGGCACCAGCATTTATTACACTGTCGTATAACATAGCAGGCAATCTAGTCCAACCTCTTAAATATGTTTCGTTCTCTTGGCAGTAACCACTGTTATATATTTCATGTGTGATACCAGAATCAACTGCTATCAAAGCGTCTGGTGTAAATTCTCTATACAGTGCATTACAACCATAAATTTTACCTTTGCCTTTTAATTTATTTAAATCGTATTCTTTACGACTTTCTCCGTTACCTATTACAAATGCGTTAGACATATAATTTCATTGTTCCTATTAGTAATACAAGGGCAAGGCACGTGTTCAGTACTATCAATGCTCTGTCATGCCATAGAATACCTACCCATAACCAACCTAGAGTACCTATCAAACTAAAATATAGATCGCCAGTAGCATAAGAACCTGTTGATCTTAAACATACTGCCACTAGTATTAAGAAACAACTGAACCATTTTAAATACCATGAGAAGTCATGTAATGGTGTTATCTTCTTAATCATTGTAGGTTTTCTCACCTCTTGTTTTTTGATTTGTTTTAATTTTGAGATTTGTTTTTTAAGTTTGATAATCTCATCTCCGTCTTCAAACATTCCACTATTCGTCATCTTTTGTTTCTTTCATATCTTTTGAACCTATACTGTATGCAATATACAATATGATTATCGTTAATATCATTCCTATAAAAAATAGGCCACCTAATCCCATTATAATGGTTTCATAAACATTGGTATCATTATGCTTGGATCTCTAAACACTTCGTCTTGAAGTTCTTTCACACTGATTGCCATGTATATGAGTAAACCTAAAATGGCAATCTTATACGTTATATCTAATTTATTTAACACTTTTTCTATTTTGCTCCTTATTTGTTACAAAGACTCTGACTAATCTTGATAGATCAACCTCTGTCTCTTTTAAGTTAGTAGGGTCTATAAACCTTACTATACAATCGTTGACCATCATTTTATCTAATGTATCGGCGTTCATCACAACTGCACTTGCCGTATTCTTTCTCCAATCATGGGAGCTATATACTGATTGTGCCATTATGCCTCTTTCCTATTATCATTAAGAGGTAAATGATCTTTCTTCATTATAAAAGTAAAATGTTTCTTACACAAGTTTACTGGTATAATACTTAACTTACCCACCAATGTCTCTGGTTTATTGTGTATGAATTTAACGTCACACACTGTACATTTGTACTTCTTAAGCTTATAGTTTAGTTTCTTTGTCGTCATGTTGTTTTCCCTTCCTTTTGTTGTTTACTTAATACCTTTTTTTAGAACATCGTATACAATCTTTTTCCAATTGTAGTGTTGATCTACAGAGTTAACCATTATGATTGTACCATTGTCCATATCAAGAGTTATCTGTTGACCACCATGTCCGTCCATTCCCCAAACAGTTCTATTTTTATCTATTCCAATGAAACCCATGTGAAACTGACCACCATATTGTTTAGTGATAGCACCGATTTGATATGGCTTATAACCATCGTGACCTTTGTTAACTTTATTGTCGTTAATAAATCTTAAATATTCACCAATACAAGAATCAGAGTTATAATCTTTTATGATTTGGTCTGCTATTCTTATATAATCGTGTGACTTAGCAAAGAAAGTAAATCTAGAGTTACCCTCTTTAAAGTCTGCTGACGACCAAGTAGTCTTTTGAAAACTAACTCTATCTTTAACACCAACATGATCTCTAAAGATTGAAGTTAAAAACTTCTCATAATCTTGAGCAGTATCAAACTTACTGATCATATAATTTACAGCAACGTGTGTTGCTAGAGCAGAGTAATTGTATTGGTTAGATTTCTTTTTAGAACCTTTAAAGTACATGTTCATAGTTCTTGCAATACTTGTTTTCTGTATAGTTTGGTCTGCCTTACCAAAGATAGCACCATCAGAACTCTTTTTAAACTGACCATATTTGTATTCACCTACAAAGTTATGATCACCTGCTGTCATGTTTAATATTTGTAACAAAGTATTATCGGCATATAGTGTATCATTTAAAACGTCCCAATCTGCAACTGATTGACTTACACTACCAATATAACCTTGACAAACTGCGTGACCAACAACATAGGTAACTAAACTCTTACCCATAGAATTTGATCTTAACAGATTATCATTCTTTTTAAATTCTTTCGCACTATTACTTCCTTCATAGTTAGATTTGTCTACAACTATCTTACCATTTTGAAAGACTACAACATTAACCAAAGCAGTTTTCTTGTTGTTAGCTAATTGTTTATCAATTAATTTTGTATAATCGTTTTCTTGTATAAGTTCAGTTTCTAATTTCTTGTAATTTTCTGAACCATCTGAACCATAGTTGTACAATTTATACATTTGTTCAAACGATTTATGGTGTGCATTAGCAATGCTAGATAAACCAAACCATAATAGTATGTTAAGTGTGATAATAAACGTTAAGTATTTTTTCATAGTGTTTTCCTTTTTGTTATTTGTCATATTATTGGTATATAATAACATAAAAACATGCAAAAGGCAAGTAATTAATATGAGAACATTTAGTGAACAAACACGTCCTTTAACGTTAATTTAGTCTCGGTTTCGTTGAATTTGATGAAGTTTTTGTGTTTTTTAAGTCTTTTAGAGTATATGGGCCATACAAATGTCTCTGTAATTTGTTTATCCCATCGGTTTACAAAACCTAAATGATGATTTAGAATCACCATGGTCTGAAAGGTTATTCTTTTTGAGAGAAGAAGTTTAAACAGGCGAGGATGCTGGCCTCCAGTAATAGATAGGCCATCGTCAAAAGAAATACCACGACTAGCAAAATCGGTATCAATACTCTTGCAATCTGCTCTAAAATGGTAATTAACACTATCTGAATATTTTCTATAATTGAGGTATATATTTTTGCCATCTTTTTCTAATAAGTTTCCGACCCATTGTTTATCATTGTCTAAAAAGTTAGCAACGAAGAAGTCTGTTATCTCATATTTATCGTATTGTTTACTTAACTTGTGAAAGAAATATCTATCATTTCTCTTTGTAAATGTATCTAGTTTACAGTTGACCTTGCCACTATAGCTATGAAAATCATACTTGTCTGTTGTGAAGTGTAATTTTATTGCTAGATAAGTTTTAAATACGTCAAATCCGTCATGCATTATTATACCGGTAGCGACCCTTGTTTTGGTATATTTAATAGTTTTAAATTGATCGCTTCAACCTTTAATTTCTCTTTGATTTGTTTGTTGATAAATGAATTAACTTTACCTGGATCTAAATCTTTTTCTTCACATAAATGTATTATAGCATCCATATAAGACAATTTCTCTTTCTTAACAGCAGTTTCTATCTCTTGTGAGAAAGTCTTGGAGTTCATTTTAATCATTGTTTTCCTTTATTAAACTTGTTCTATTAAATGTATGTACTAGTATACAAGTTTGTTCGCCTGTAGGTATATCTATTGTATAGATTTTCTGGTCTTTCATCTGAAACTCTGTGACCATCATAACAGGATCTCCAGTTGCTTCTGCACCTGCTCTGCCTAAACTTGCTGTCTCTGGTATAAAACCTTTAGAGGCAATAAATTCATAAACGTAAATAGGTTCACCACATATCACAGGCACAGTGCCTCCAGCCAAGTTCGGGTTGTCCATGTACTCGTCTGCTTTTACTGATTTAAAACCTGTTGATAGAATTAATAGAGTAAACATAACTATCGCCAAAGCGATTAGTATGTTCTTTAAACTACCCATTAAACTACTTTGATTTTATTCTTATTCATTTCTTCATAATGTTTATAGAAACCTTGTATAGCAATACCTAGTTTTTCTTCATATGGTTTTCTTTCTTTAACAAAAGGCACCATTGAACCATCTTCGCCAGCAATTAATATTACTAACTGATTAATTTCAGTACCATATAGTTCTTCATACATCATCGCATAGGCACATGTTTGTAAGAAGTAATTCTCAATCCAAGACTCTTGTCTTTCTTTGTTAGCAGTCTTAAAATCAATTACTGATAGTTTACCATTATACTCTGCAATACAGTCCACTTGTCCAGCAATTGTTAACTTCTTACTGTACATGATTGTCTCTAAAGCATGTATGTTATTGATCTGATCTACGTATGGTTTAATTAGTCTGAACATACCTAGAGGTAACACACTTCTCTCACTCGGTGTTTCACCTTTCATGTATTGTTCAATCAAGTTGTGAGTTGCTGTACCACGTTTGGCTGCTCTTCTCATTTCCCAATTAGCAACGTCTTCACCAATACTGTCTCTCCACTTTTGTAGTTCTTTACTCTTTGAAATACCAAGTACTGTTGTTATTGAAGGATAGTGTTTACCATCTATTTCGTAAAATCTGAATCCATCTATTTTCTTACCCTTTGTTTTCGGCAAAGGTGTCTCGTCTAGTTTCTTAAATGTAAATTTGCTCATAATATAATTATCCTATCACTTTATTGTTAATTTGTCAACCCTTATTTACTTCGTCTAATGCCCATTGTCTTTCCTGACACCACCAACAGGTATTACCACAACCACCAGGTACAATACAAGAGGCTGTCATATCTAATAGATCGGTAATGTCGTGATCATTGTATGCTTGTATTATAAATCTCTTATCAACTGTCTTATATGGTGCTAGATCATCTTCTTGTCTCTCTAGTTCTTCCCAATATAGACCACCAGGTAACCTTACTAGTTTCTCTGGATGACCTTGTGTAATTTTAAATGAATTTTGTATATCTTTAGGAGGACCCATTGATATGCCATGCAAAGTATAGTCTACTATTTTTTCTTCTAACATTTTTGACATTGGTCTAATGTAAGTATGTTTTGATGGAGCTTCGCCGCCCTCTGTATCAAACACCACAGATAATGGCCAGTTGATTGTTACAAATGGAAATTTGTTTCTAATGTAATATATGATTTTAGGTATCTGTTTACCATCACCAGGTGCCCATAGGTCAAGACCATTGTATGGTTGTATTGTAATATTTAAATCTTGTTCTTGTATTGTATTTGCTATGAGATAACACAATAAGGTACTATCAGCGCCACCTGACATGGCAACTGCAATAGTTTTGTTTTTAAACTTACTATCTTCTAGTACCTTTATTGTTCCAAATTCATTCTCATACTTCATAATTTAAATGCCTTTTTTGGCGTACATGTCGTTTAGTTCGTCACGTGTTTTCTTATGTTCATCGTTAATCGGTGTGGGCGTTCAAGTAGATAGTGCTTTAATTCTATCTCTTAATCTCTCTGCTCTAACACCAACTTGTTTTGCCCAACGGCTGTCCATCATTTCAACGGCTGCTGTTGACCAATTACCATCATTTACGGCTGCTACAAACTTCTTAAACTTTGATAGTCTTGGAGCACCCATGTTGAAACACATATTTACAATTACTTCTTGTGCTTCATCTGGTAGTTTATCTAAATCAGAAAATACTTTTTTAGATTCTGTTACATAAGTTTCTACATCGTTGTCAAATACTGCATTAACTCTTTTCTCTGAAACTGGATGACCTACTTTGGCACCATATTCCTCGTCTTTAGCAGTTACTAAATGACCAATTCCGAAAGTCTTGTAACCTAGATGGTCATCATAGACCTCATACTTAACTCCTTCGTCAATTTTTAGTTGTTCTCTTAACTTATTAATGTTCATTCTTATCCTCTTGTTAGTTTTAATATTTTCTCTATCTGTGCCTTAATAATCGGACCTCTGTTTGGCCAATGTATATAAGGTTCAGTTGTTTTGCTTAAGTTATATAAGAAAGGTAATATTACTTTTTCAATTTCTTTGAAAGTTGCTTTTGTATCTTCGTCTGATACTGCTTTTGTAATAGTATCTTTTTCTGCCACTATCTGCATAATTTCATTCATCATGGCTTTAATAGATGAAACATCTGATTTAACCTTTGATATTTCTAAAGTAGAATTTTCAATTGCTTTTGTATTAATCTTTGGTGTTTCTTCTTTAGGTGGAGTTGCTACTGCTGTCATACCCCAATCATCGGTCAAATCAAAACCTCTCATGTAGTCTGGTAAATCGTTACTCATTTATTTTCCTTTTGTTTTTGATTGCCTTTTTAGGTGTTTTTGTACAACTTGTTTAGTTGCAATTTCTTTTGCTGTTCTCTTGCCATATCGCTCTGCTAAGGGACTTGTTGGGTGGTTTTCTGCGATTCGTGACATGTTCTCTTTCCAGCCACCATCGTTTTTCATTGTTATGCCCATTACTCCAGCGGATATATTTAGTACCTGTGGTACCTGTACAATGTTCTTATTTTTCTTCATATATGTCTCCATTTCTGCAATGGTCATCATATCTGTATGTTCTTTTTTAGTTCTTTTGTTTCTAAACGTGTATATTGGCATTTGCAATTCCTATAATTCTATTAATTAACTCACCTAATCCATTTTGTCTTTGCATAGTAAGTAGTTCTTTGATACCTAACGGTGTAAAATCTTCTACAGTTAGACTAGCAACTTCTTCGGCTTTCTGACCATTAACTAAATTAGTTACCACTACGGCAGTGCCTTTAGTTATATGACTTTCACCATCAGCATGGTAAATCATAGTACCGTCTTTAGGGTTTTTACTACCAGTAATCCACAGTTTGCTAGCACAACCATGTATTCTATTTGTCTCTGTCTTCAACCATTCTGGTAATGGTTTAATATCTTTTGCCTTGTCTATAAGATAGTGAAATCTATCATGTCCTTCTAACATCTTTATATCTGATCCTGCTTCTTTTATTAAATCTATTATCATTTATTTTTAAAGTACTTATTCAATCTATCTGGTTCGTCTCTATGTTTGTTATCTGGATCCATACTATCTTTCTTATCTGTTATCACTGGCCATTGTCTTGACCATTTATCATTAAATTGAATCCACTTCTTGCCTTCTTCTTCCATGTCTGATAGTATTGCTCCTTCAGGACACTCTGGTTCACATACACCACAATCAATACATTCATCTGGATTGATCACTAACATGTTCTCTCCTTCATAGAAACAATCTACAGGACAGACCTCAACGCAATCAGTGTGTTTACACATGATACATTTATCATTAACACTGTATGCCACTATTACAGACTTTTAAGTGATGATAATTTATCTTCAGCAGTTGCTAGAATTTCTAACTTCTTCTCGGCAGTAGCAACATAGTCTATATGTTCTGCAACACCAATAGGTTTTTCCATAAACAAATTAATATCTGCTTTTGCCACTGCAATATCACCCTCTAGTTTTTTAATCAATGCGTCTTTTATCATTTTTCTTTTCTCTCTTTTTTACGTATTTAAAAAAGTCTTTATCTTGAAAGTATTCAGCAATTGCATTTGCTGGTACTTGATCACTCTTTATGCATTCATAAAGATTAGAGTATTCACTTTCTTTTATTTTTTTTATCATTTAGTATTCTACCATAGTTTGGCCAACCAAATTTATCTGGTGACTCACCTACGTATCTCCAACGAATAACGCCTGTGTTAGGGTTTCTTTCGTATATTTTTGCTTTTTCTTTTATCATCTTACCAAGGTTTGTACCACTTTTTAGGTGCTTTACCACCAACCCATGCCTCGTTATAATCAGCAGTAGACTTGTCGTCACCTTTGTATCTTCCACGTTTAGTTCTAGCACGTTTAGGTTTATGCTCTTCATTCATTACCAATGGTGGTAATATTTTTTCTGCAAGCCAATTCCACATAGGAATAATGCCTGTTGTTTTTGGTGTTACTTGATGTTTAATTCTTAATTTTCTCTTTTTTGTCATTGTTCTCCTCTAACTCGTTATCGGACAATTCACTTAAAATTAGTCCTTCTATTAATATTTTCTTTTCTTCGTTAGTATATTCTCTAATCATATTTATGTCCATATCCAATCGTCTTTCCTGTTATCTTCATTAGCCTTGTTCGTCTTTTTAACCTTGTCAAGTTTTTTTTGTTCCTCTGGAGATAAGCAAGACTTAAAAAATGAAGCTATGGACGCCTCATTTTCTTTCTTTAACTCATTATCTAGTCTCTCTTTTTTATTCTGTTTAGATTGTTTAAATGATTCTGCAAGTTCTTTATCTTGTTTCTCACCAAATATTTCTGACCATCTTTTAGCATAAACGTCATTAATAGGACGAGTTCTACCATCATGTCTAAAGTTGTTTTTTGTCATCTTTTATTCCTTTTTCGTACCACTCTGGTATCACTGCTGGTGATTTCCATGTAGCAAATAATCTTTTTTTAGTTATATAATACAGTCTATAAGAACCAATCACATCACCAGGTATTTTACATTCATCTGGCATAGCAGGTGTTGGGTCTGTAGCAATCTTATTTATAGGTATATTTTTAGGTGTATGGGATAATACATCTTTTAATTTCTGAATAGTCATGTGGTCTTTCGTATGATTATATCTTAATTTAAATTCATCACCAAGAGCAATCATATGTTTATACAACCATACATAGTGAATTACATTTGCCATAACCCACACTGTACTAGGGTGTCCTGTATGACATGCTTTGTATAGAGTAGTTTCAAATAAGTTATCTTTCATCAACCATCTTTTAATATTTCTATTACCGTTTTTATTTCTTTGTAGATATTCTTCACCGTCTAGCATTCTATGAGCAGTAGATAACATTTGAGCAGACTCAATAATCATCTTACACACATGTTTATCACATGACATCTTAGCAGCTATAATGGGATCTTTATCTAGATAAAATATATTCATACTACCTCATTATATACGGACCAAACAAAATGGCAAGCAACATTGCTGGTACCACTATGGTCATCGGCCAAAAGTGTAGTAATTCTAGTATTAGTTTTTTAGTTTTTCTTTTCATAATATATCCTTTTTGTTAACTGCCTACAGTCATTTTACTATAATAAGACATGACATTATATTCTTTACATAACTTCTTAAAAGTTTCATGCCAATACTCTTTAGACCAATTAGTACTTGCATTTCTACAAGACCTTTCAGCATTTGATATTCTTATTACTTGTTCATTTGTAAGTGTCTGGAGATCAACTCCGATACTTGTTAGATCATTTTCTTTCATATTCATAGTCTAATATAACACATTTATTCGCCTTTGTCAAGCGCTTTTTCTTTTAATTTCTTACCAATTCCAAGTGATTTAGTTGCAATATCGCCTGGTTTTACTGTAAAAGGACCAATAGTAAACAGTTCAGCGCCAAAACAACCACTCAAAAAGAGTAACATTGTTAATAATAGACTAACCTTTATCATCTAAATTCACTATCTGATTAAGTTTAAGTTTAATCTCATCTGGATTGTCACCAAGGTCTTTTACCAATCCTTTATATTTTTTTAAATTTCTATTTGATTTCTGTAGCCTGTTTAATTTTCTCTGTAAGTCTACCTTTTTACCGGAAGTAATCAATTGTCTTTTCAATCTCCACTGTCTCAATGATATGTTGGCAGCTATCAATAACAATACTGCTAATGGGTCAAATACGAATATTAGTATCAGTATAACAATCCTAACAGACTTGTCAAGATTATCTTTTGCATTTTCACCATATATTAACTCTGCAACGTACTTGATAGGACCAACCTCTGCCTCTATCTTATCTTGTGCTAGTGATAGTGTTGCTTTCTTATCTGACAACTCTTGTATCTTATCACTTGCATTTTCAATCGCATTGTTTAAGGCAGTTCTTTCTTCTTCTTGTTTCGCTCTTTCTTTTAAACCTCTAGTCACATATTCTTTGTCAATATAGACTTCTAATGCTTTATCTAATAGAGTTAAAGTCTTTTGTGATCTATCTATAACTACTTGTTGTCTTTCAATCTGATTGGTAATTTGTTCTAGTTTGATATTATTACCAGATGTAGGTTTAACTTGATCTAGGTGTGCCTTTGATAAGAAACCAAAGATACCCATAGATGTAATAAAGACTAATACTATAACTGCTATGAATAGATACGCCTTTAATAGTCTAGGTATATCACTCTGCCAATTATTGTACAACCATGAGGCTGCTACTAACTTACCTACTTCTAATGCCGTACCCATTGCGATAATAGGTGTTACTGCACCAGCAAATAGTGTTGCAAGACCTATGATAGAATAACCAGCGGCTATTACAGATATAGATATCGCACTCAAAAATGTTAGTAAAATTAGGAACATATTAGTGTCTAAAAGTCTCTCTTATTTTTTTGATTATTGATTTAACTTTCCATGAATAATCTTTATCACTGGCATATGCGTCTAGTGTGTCAACTAGCTCTAAACTATCTGCACCTAAAGCTAACTGAGCTCTGTACTTTTCATATGAGTGGTGATTACTTAATGTATTTATATACCATACCACACCATCACATTCATGTTGAAATACCTTAACTCCCCATTTTTTAGGATTATTTGATGGTAACATATGAGGTTCTCTTAAATCATATGTTCTAATACCAAATAGGTTCTTACCTTCTTTGGCAAATCTACTATCTCCCCAACCAGACTCTAAAGCTGCCTGTGCCAATAGTAAATCTTTATCTACTCTATTCGTTGTAAGATTATAGAAATAGATATAGGTTAAACATTGATTAACGTTGTCTATAAACTGTTGATTGTTTATATGTTCAAAGTTAGGTTTCTTTGGTAGATTACTATTTGCCTGTGCTTTATAAAAATGAAAAGTAACTGCACAAAATACAATAATAAATCCAACCATTAAGGTTTTAGATACTATTTTAAATGTTTTCAAATCTTCCTCGCTGTGTAATCGTAACCAGACCACTCTTGTCCTTCTTCATCTGTAAATTTAGGAAGTTTAACTTGATATAAAGATAGACCAGTTTTAAGTTTGGTAACTTTATCAAATATAACTTGTGCCTGTTTATCAGTGAAGTTATCGTATACGTCTTTTGCCCAATTACCAGTGTAGTATACTCTACTTGTTCCTGATAAATTTGAAGGTTTTCCTATTTCTTGTAGTTGTATTAATGCTTCACCAATTCTACCTTTAAGGTAAGGGTCAAGTTCTTTTACTTTTCTTCTCACTTTGTCCATGTTATAAGTCCAATCCTATTTTGTTTAATTTAGAACGATAACTATAAAATAATTGATTATGGTTACCGGTGTCTCCTTCGTTGGCCATCTGATATAGATGAACCATTTCGTGTGCTAACGTACAAGCGAAATCTTTTTTGTTTTTATAATACGGTATCATATGAAGTTGGTACTCTCTAGCACCAGTTCTATCCCAATCGTAGGTTAATACTTGGCCGTATATTTTCTCTGTTTTGTGTCTAAGCTGTTTAATAAGAACTTTGTTAAAAGGGGAAAGTTTGTTATCAAAGACTAGTTCATTTATCATAGTAAAATACATTTTTATATCTTTGTAAGTTGTTTTGTATTTCTTGTCAACTTTAGATATATCTTCTTTAATGATAGATTTAACTTTCTTTATTTTGTGTAGTTTTGTTGATTTTCTTAATGCCATATTTCCTTATTAAGTTAATCATTATATACAATCCTTGTCAACCGCTTTTGTGTCTTTTAATAGTTCACATTTATACTTCTTGTCTGCTTGTAATCTTAAATCTGTCATAACAGAATCTAAAATTGATGGTAAATACTTTTGAAGTACACTTACCATTTCTAAAGCGTAAAGGTGACCAAGTTTCTGTAGTTCAGATTCCATTATAGCTTGATTGTCTATAGATGTACCCTTAATCGTCTCCGATATAACGTGACCAATAACTGCCGTGTTATAATCGTCTGCCTTAGCAAGTGATGATAGAGCATTCCATAATACAATGTTTACTATCGCAATCGTCATTAACAACTTTTTCATAATATATCCTTTTGTTCTTATTAATATATTTAGGATACCACAGTTTGGTATAGAAGTCAAGCGAAAAGTTTTTTAGAAAAGCGAGTAAAATGAGGGTTTTTAGAGGGTACTTTGTGTCGCACCCTCTAAAACGTGAGGTTTTTAGTTGTTTTTAACGAAATTATCTGACCAGTTAAATGCTTCTTTAACTAGGTTTTCAGTTAAACCTTTGTATGTTTTGTTTAGGTCTTTGTTCTTAATGCCTAATAATACATCTGCGTCTTTGTTGTGTAATGATTCTAGTAGTCCAAGAAACATTTTCTCTTTTTGCAAAGAATTAGTTACCGGATCTGCACCTTTAACAAAGTGCCATAGTTTTTTACTTGCATAGAATAGACTAGTATGTTCAGTCCCTTCAGGTGCTTCGTTTCTCATAAACGGTGGATTACCAGGTGGCATATCAAATGCGATTGCCGGATCAAATGCAGCTTTGAGTAATTGTCTCATGGCAGCTGTATCGTTCTTTTTTAATATTTTTAATTTGTCTTCTTTGTTTTTAGCGTTGTTGATCAGCGTAAAAATTTCATGTACAGTTTGTTCTCCTGAACCTGACGTTCTCTGAGCCGCCATTAAAGCTTTGTTTACTGGTGGTAATTGTGGCATAATTTATTCTCCATATATATGTTGTTAAAAATCACTTGTATTTTCAATTAATGATTTCAATTTATTATCAATAAAGTAGTTTAATAGGAGCGACCTATCTTTTACTTTATAATTTCTGTAAGTATTTATAATCGTTTTTTCTACGTCTTCCGGTATCTGTGATAGATCAATCAAAGTCTTGTTTCTATCATAGTTCTTTTTTACTTGTGGGTCTATTTCTAATGAAGTCTCTATATTTTTAAACTCTTCCAATCTTTTCTTATTGATAGGCTTTTGTCTCTCGTCTCTTAAAAATATATCGTCATCACTTAATACATTTGGTACACCATCTGATCTATCACCTTTGATAATTTGTTCGTGTAAGAATTGTATAGGGTCTACTTGCTCACCAATAAAACTTTTAAGAATTGGACTAAATTGGTAAACATCTCCGTAATGGTGTAACTGTATAAAGTCTTTGTCACCTGATACGATTAAGTATTTGTCTTCTTCTCTCAATTTTATAAGACTAGCGATAATATCGTCAGCCTCTGTATTATCTACATGCATAACTACGTATGGAAAGTTATCAATCAATTCTTGTTTGATCTCCATCATAATTTTGAATATGTTATCCCAATCAGTATCCGAATCTACTCTTCCTTTTCTTCTACCATGTTTGTAGTTAGGAAATATAGTTCTTCTCCATGGATTGGCAGCGTCTGAACATAGTACCATTGTACCATATTCTTCTCTAAACTTTAGATTAAAACCACGTAATGAATTTAATACCATTTGTCTTACCATTTCTAAATTAGGTTTAACATCTGCTTTGCCTCTGGTCTGCACCATCAGGTTTGAAATTAGTACTTGATTTAAATCTACGAGTATCATTTAATTATATTCACTCCAATGCTTGTCTTTAGGTGTTACTTTACCTTTAATCTTTGCTCTTATTCTACTTCGTAATACTGAAATTCTATACTTGATACCATCAATGGTTGTCCACATCCAACCACAATCATGTGGTTCTATTTGTTTTTTAAACCATTTATTGGTCTCTTGTAATGTCTTGATTTGAGTTTGTAATTGTTTTACTGTTGACATCTGGTTTCCTGGTTGAGTTAGGTAGGTGGCGATTGCTCGCCACCATACACAATGTTCTAGTTTTTGTAAGCGAATGGTGTTCCGTACAGTTTAGTAATACCAGCAGCTATGATAGCTTTAGTTGGTGAACCAATTCTGTATGAAGTTCCTTTTGCTGACTTGTTGATATAGATCATATTACCTTGTGATCTTAATTTATCAACCATCGCTCTTGGCGATATAAGGTCAAACTTGTTTCTTAATACTGTCCAAGATACAGCTTCACCTTTGTTCAAAAGATTTAATACCTTTTGAGTTTTGCTCATAGCAGGTCTTCCGACTCTACCAAAAGCGTTTTTAATTGATTTAAACATTTTGTTTAACTCTCCTTTTGTTGTTATTAAATGCTATTTTACAACCTGCTGAGGCGATTACCGGAGTAATTTTGTTAGAAAGACTATTTGTCATCATCGTTACCAAGGTCCTCATCACTTTCAAAGAAAGTGCCGGCACCATTTGTTAGATCATCTAGTTCTTCTTTAATTTCTTTATTAAATGGTCTTGTAGGTTTAAGTGTTTCCATAACTCTACTGTAATCAATTGTTGCTGATCTGTGGCCATTTTTCATTTGTTTTACTTGTACTATTTTATCTATAAGAGAGTGTGATGTATGTTTCATACCAAAGTCTCTGTATATTAAACCTCTTAATGAGTCAACCACCATTGCTAAGTCTTTTGTAAAGTTAATCTTATCTGTTTTGATTGCAATGTCTAAAAAACTGTTTATTAAATTCATAACTATATTATCTACAGACGATTCAACAAATGCTTTCGTCTGAGCATGTTTAATTTTATCATTAGCTTCAGATTGTTTCTTTACAAAGTCTGGAGTAGGTTCACTTGTACCACCTTTATATCTTACAATCTTATTAGTAGGAAACTGTATAACATTATCTTTTTCATCTACCACTATAAAACCTTACCCTCAAAATTAATCTTGCCTTCTTCTACAAAAAACTCTAGTAGTTGATTATATCCACCGACTAGTTCATCATCTATTTTAACTTGTGGCATTGATTTAACTTTTTTACCAATGTCCTCTAACATAACATCTAAAGACGCAAAGTCTTCCATCTTACGTTCTTCGTATTCAAGGCCAAGATTCTTTACAAGTTCTTTGGCCTTGGTACAGAATTGACAGTTATTTTTACTGTATATTACTATTTTCATTTTCTGTTTTCATTAAGTTATCATAAGCAATGTTTGCTTTTTTCTTAACATTATATGAATCCACAGCTTCTTCAATTGTGAAGTTATACATTTTATTGTATTCGCCCATTGGTAATCTTAAACCAATCCAAGCTCTGTAGTATCCATTTTTAGTTATAGTTACATCTTTAGCAAAGATTTCATAACCTCTAACAGGTGTCTCTTTGATTAAGTTTACTATTGTAGACTCAACCTCTGATACAGTTGTTTTGTTATTATTCTTTCCTAGTTCAGTAATAAACTGCTTACTAGACTTATTCATTTCGCCTTTGATAATGTCGGCTAATTCTGCTTTCGCAATCATCATACCTTTTTCTATTGCTAGATTAAGGTCTGGTGATACGGCAGTACCAACACCAAAGATACACATTTTATCTTTGTCTTTACCAAATTTAGGTGTATCACATGCTTTACTTTCTTTAAAGTCAGCCATGTACCACTTTGGCACTTCATTAAGGACTTTGCCTTTCTCGGACTTCATATTGTAAGTTGCCGAACAGTTAGCCATTAATAGGCCTGCTACTGCAATTCCAATAAGTTTACTTACTTTGTTTTTCATCATATATTATTTACCTCACTTTTTATATAATACACTAATTGACCTGCTTTGTCAAGTCCTATTTGAATATAGTCCAGGAACTCACTTCCAGACAATCCAGTGATTATTACAAATAAAAGTGATAGTATGATTAGATTTTTAATCATATTATTGTACCTTCCATTCACCGTCCTTGTTAAGACACGTCTTTCCGAACGACTTAAACACGTGTTTTGGTCTACTATAGACTCTACAGTACTCTGGAGCAGATATATCTCTATAGTAAAACTGAGCAAACAGTTCCCAATAACTTGGGCCGTCTACTTTTTTTCTACCATCAGCACACTCCAACGTCTCTTGTTTTTCAACTGTATTGTCGGTTGTTTTGATAGTAATTTTGACATAACAATATTGATCAGCTGCATTTTTTGGTTCTATTGTAGTGATCTTGTTATAATAAACTTTGTCTTTTTCTTTCTCAACTCTTTCAATTTTGTCTAATACTTCAATAGTCTTATTAACGGTATCTGATACCTCAACATTTTTTACAGGCACAACTAGACCAGATAGATCACCATTCTCACCATGATCATGGTCTGCTTTGGCACTTACTGTAAGTATCATTAATATTACTAAAAATTTATTCATTGTACCTTTAATTTCTTTAACGTATCATTAACTTCAAAAAGTTCATCTTCAAGTTGGTGTACTTTTGTTTCGTCTCTACCTTGATAATGATCCATTTGTTCTATAATTTGTTTCTTTTCTTCTCTTAATCTATTCACTGTAGGATTATCGCTCATATTTACCCTTATCATTAGAAACTAATTTACACTGTAGTTGTACATCTTCTATCATTGCATTCACTTCAGCGTCTCTTTCAGGAGTTTTAGGTTGATTGTATTTTGTATCATATAATCTATCACTCACTTTTTTTATTCCATCAATCTTTTTACAAAGATCACTTATTCTATGTATCATATTATTTACTCACCATTTCTACCCAACGACCATCTGGTAACTGACAAGTAGTACCAAAGACAACCGAACGGTTAACACCACCAACACCAATTAGTGGCCATTGACTTGTTATATCTACAGTGGCGTCATAATCTTTACACTTAAAAGGACCCTCTAGGTATGATTTAGTAACTTTTATAATACCTGAATTGCCTGTTTTTTTATTGTACCAATTTGTGTAAGATGAACCACTAGGACCATTATTTAAATGATCTACGAATACAGCATTGTGTACATCGTAATCTGAATTATACATAATTTCTGCACCAGCAAAGGCACCAACAACAGCACAACCGGCTATCATATATGGGTCTTGCACACCAAGGTTTATACATGCACCAGTGGTTGTGGTTGAACCTAACACAGCACCAACTTGCGATCTATTCGTGTTGGCACAATTTGTTAGGGTTAACCCGACTAAAATTATAAGTATAAGTCTCATCATTTATTGTTTCTTAGCAAATAACAATTTAATTTTGTTAATAGTATTACTTAACTGCTCTTTGCCCTCTGCCCAACTCTTAGCTTGGTATTCTTTTGTCTTTACAATTTCGTTAGACAAATGATTTGTAACTTTAGTTGCAACATCTTCACTTTTAGCCATTGTCATTGTCATTAAGACAGCAATGGTTAACATCATCATAGTTTTCATATTTTACGTCCCATAGTTTTGAAATCGGAAGAATCTACAACCTGATATGTTCCCTTATTGTAACCGATCCCTATTGTTTTACCAGCAGGCAATGTAACTTTTGGTAAACTACGTTTACGAGTACTGCCTGAAATATTATCACTTGTTGGTAGAGAGTTCATTTTCTGACCATTGATATCTAAAGTATAATCAGGCATAGTCTTTACACCGTTGATTAACTTTAGATTCACAGGTCTGTATCTCTCTCTAATTTTTTTCACTATTCTTCTTTGTTAATGTTAATTTCAAGTTCTTGTGACTCTAGTGATTTCTTCATTGCATAAGTCATACCGAAACCGATTTGATAAAAAGTATCTCTCGGATTGACAGTTCTATATGCATTTTCTAAAGCGTCAAAGTTAACACTAACGTTCTCATAATAATGAGGGTTAGACTTCTTCAACTCTTTATGTTCTACACAGAATTTAAGTCTGTTAGTAAAGTAGTCATTTTCTTGTTCATCTAGTGTTTCAAGTTTAGACAGTTTAACGTCTTTTACTTTTGCGTCTGCAAACTCTTTGTATAAGTTTTCTTTGTCGTATCTGAAAGTTGCACTCATATAGTATATCCTTTTGTTATGTTAATAGTCTTTATCCTACCACAGTTCTTCTTAAAAGTCAAGCCATTAAAAAGCGTGATAAACATTGACTTTCCTGCGTCTAGGACAGTCCCGGACGCCTTAAAATCAATGATTCGTACTCTATTCACCATGAAAATTGAACGATCCCATTGGTAAACCATTGTCTTTTTTGTATTCTTCACTATTCAAGTATTTGTCAACTGCTTCTATATCAGTTTCATACTCTTTGATCTTTTCATCAATCAAATCCATAGTGGTTGAATCAGTTCCTTCACCTAACGATACCTTAATCTCTTTTAGGTCGTTAAGTGGTCTGAATAAGTCGTGTATTGCCATATTATTTACCTCTCATTTCTTCAGCGTTAATATTAATCATTGTGTCAACCTCATCTGGTATGTACACTTCGTCTGCCATTGAGTTAACCTCAACGTCTCCGTTTTCTTCAGCATACTCATCATCTGTATATGATACTTTACCAACATACTCAATATCTCCTGATTCACTATAGTTAGCGTCAACCATATATGTTTCAACGCCGTCTTTTTGTTCAGTGATCTCATGGTTTATTTGAGAGTGGTCTATACCATTGTCGCCAAGTTTATTTTCAGCAGCTTCTTTATTATCTGCCAACACATCTTGCTCTATGCAAAGTGTGTAATAGGTCTTTTTTCTATAAAGATTTTTACCTAAATCTTCTTTCATTACCATTACATTTGTATCTATTGTCATTAGTGTTCTCCTTTTAATTATACTGGCGTTATTGGGTCTTTAAGTTTAGCCATTTGTTCAACTCTAGTATCTGATTCTAAAAAACCATCTACTGACCATTCTTCATCTTTAGCGTCCTCACTACTCATTAATAAAACTATGTAGTGTATTGCCTTTAATAAATCTTTTCTATTCTTACCATCTTTCTTACCATATCTACAAAGATATTTAATTGCATTAGCCTGGCAGAAATCTTTATCAATCTTTAATTGTCTTAACATATCTTGTACTTGAAAACCATCTTTAGTTGTACTATAGTGTTGGCCATAAGTTGAACTAATATAATCTCCTATTTCTTTTACTATCTTATCTTCACCGTATTTCATTAACTTGCTCTCCTATTTAAATTTTTATGATTAAATGATTCTGTAATCTCTGGTGCATAATCTTTTTTAAAGAATTGTCTGCCATTATATAATTGACCATAATCATTAAACAATGAATTATCACCTGTAGCAATCTCACCAAACGCTTCTTCATAAGTTGTATAGTAATCATTACCATGCATTATCTTAACTTTGGTACCACCAACAAAGTTGGTTGCTGATTCATCGTAATTTTTATCACAATATTTTTTAATCTTATCTTTAAACTTCATTAGTGTATTAACATGTTTCATAGATACGTTTCTAAAGATAGTTGAATATGAGAAGAAGAAATCTCCACCGTCATCACTATCTTGGTATTCTCTACCATAAACTAAATGAATTGTATTATTCTTGTTTAACATTAAGCTGCCTCCAACATACTCATTGATACTCTATAAATTCTACCGTTTAGGTCAACTAAACATTTTGTAGACATTATCTTTGTAACAACACCAAGAGTTTTTTTAGTCTTTTGTACTACGTTAACTTGCATACCAATTTTAAATTCTCTTTTGATCTTGTTTTGTACAATTGTATCAATCAACACTTTTGTATCTTGCAATTGAGTGATTGATAAATTATTTAAATCGTTTATTGTAATCATTATTGGATCTCCTGTGTTATCACTTCTTCAACATTATCTGAATCAATACCAACCATTGATAAGTTGTCTAATTTTAATATTTTCATTTTACAAGTATCAAAGTCTATTAAGTCTTCTTTTAGATTTTTGATAATTTGATCAACAGCATTTTCTACTGAAGTTTCAATGTATTGTTTTATTTTTGACATAGTGTTTTTCCTTTGTTAGTGTTTATATTATTAATCCTATCATAAAAAGATACGTTTGGCAACAAGTCTTTTGTAGTGTTTGTTTTTATTACCATCTTTTTTGTTTTCATATCATTATCCTATCATACTGACCAAGGAAGTCAAGCGTTATTTTTTTGTTGTGGGATAAGGGTTATTGGCGTAGAGTGTTCTGGTATTGTTCTATTTCCAGTTGGAAAGCACCCATTCTTGCGATGATTCGTGTGGATTAGGTTGGCCATGGAATACACATACCTTGGTATTAGGTCTTTTATCAAAGGTCATCTGCGATTTATCAATTCTTGGATTAACTCTATCGTACCATTTATATGAGAAAGACCACTCATCTGGCATTACCTTGATATATGATGTTTTCTTCATAAAATAACTTATTACATTTTGATCACCATGGTTTCTTAACATATTGTTTTCATCTTCTTTAAATGACTTCCATACGTAATCTGCTGTTTTGTTGTTGAATTTCATTATACTTGAATTGTATACAGTGCTATTAGGATTGAAATCATTAATAACACCAAAGGTATCATCATCACCAAATGTTGCTAGTTCATCTATGTTATCTAGTATCACTACATCTAAATCAAAGTATAAACAATTACCTTTTAAGTCAGCCTCTGGACTGAATAGTGTTAGTTTGTTCCACCACCCATCGTAATTCGTAAAAGGCAGTCTTCTAGTCTGGTAATTTGGTATCTGGTTATTCCTAAAATCAAATGTTTCGTGAGCAAAGTTCTGTGAAGGGTGATCGGTGTAAACTATAAAGTTAAATGGTATAGAAAGGTTTCTTTTTACCATATTATATAGTTTACTTACATAGTCAGGACTATACTTGTTTCCCCAATATACACAAACTACATTAACCACTATAATATCTTATTTTCATGTAAATGTTTTAAAAATTCAGTTGCTAATTTTTCGTGACCTTGTTTGTTAGGGTGTACATCTTCATCTGATATTTTATCTTGTTTTTCTAAACAATCCTTTAATGTCCATGATTTTTGATTCCAATATGTGTTACTTATTACATCACCTGGCCAACCTAAAAAATTACTATTCATCAACTCATTGTAACCTGTAGAAACCAGGCATTCTTTCATTTCAGATTCCCAATGTTTTTTAATTTCTCTATCATCACTTATTTTATTAAATACATATCCTCTCCATAAAGATATCATTTGAAATTGTACATATGGTAATTTAAGTTGTTTGCATAAATTTTGATATGCATATTGATATCTTACAGATTTTAAAAGCCAATAGTAAAGATCACCTTTATCATCAAAATTCATATTTGTCCAGCTGTCTTGTTTTTGTGTACGAGTTACTAATTTTCTTTCTGACCAATCACGTCTATTACCTTGTGACCAGGCAGCTACTACTAAACCTATATCTGGTTTATGATAAGTCATTCCTTTTCTAACTGCATATGGTTGAGTTAGGTAATCTGATATATTACTATAAATTTTTTCATTACCTGCACCACTACTTGCTAAGTTTACACAATCCATATCTAGTTCTTTTGCAACTAGTTCAGGCCATTTAGGCCATGATGTATCCAAGTCTGGGTGTTGTACTGAAACCATATTAGTATCAGTAAAACTACAACCACTAACTAATAGTATCTTTTTCATATTACAAATATTTTATCTGATTGTTTACTCATTACTTTGTATGCTGTACCATCTGCCATTTCTTTTATAGTAAACTGATTGTTTGCTAATAGTTTTAACCACTCATTTACATTATCATCTGTAGGTCTTAATGGGTCATTTATAAACTGTATAAATCTTGTTGAAACTGGCCATGCAACATTTCTACCATCTGTAACTACAGGTACACCGTTCATTACTGCGTCTACAGCCGATAAACTCATATTGGTTACTAGACAGTGACAATCATCTAGATCGTCTTTTATGTCTCTGTTCCACCATTCATTTCTAGGTCTAGGTTTAAGTCTAACTCTTATCTCTCTTGTAGTATATTTTTCTATCTCTTTTGTTATAGATTCTATCCACTCTCCTTGAGTTGTGCCATTGTGTTTGTATGTTACTGTTTCGGAAGAAGGACATACAAGTATATGATCTCCTTCTCCTTGTTTCCAACCATCAAAGGTTGCATTGATACCTTTACTGTCTAAATCTTTTAATCTCTCTGCACCACCTCTTTTTGATCCTGTTAACGTGTGTATATTTCCTTTTACAATTCTAAAGTAAGTCTTATCTACATCATGTATTTTAGGTATAGGATACCTTGTAATTTGTTCAGTTAAATAACCAACATCAACATAATACCAATCTATGTTATTCTTTTCTAGTTCTATGATCTTTTGTACATTTGATTCTCCTAATCCCCAGAAAAAATGTGTATCGTATATACTTTCTTGTTTCCAACCTTTTTCAATAGCAGGCCAAATCTCATGGGATAGACAATCTACCTTTTGCATTTTGTGTGTATAAATCATAATAATCTTTTGTGTACCTCACCTGTATTTATCTCACCCATTTTCCATTGTGTATATGCCGTATCGTATAACCATTGAGTTCTATCGTGTGTAGGCATTGTTGTTTCTTCTAAAACATTTAGTTTATGAGAAGATACTGGCCAAGCATGTGATGTTTTTGATAATGTAATAGTAGGAACACCCTCACATACTGTTTCTACCAAACTATTACTTGAATATGAAATGGCTACTCTAGCATGATCTAGGTCCTTATATAAGTCTTTACTACTAGATTTATTAAATGTTTGACCAACATTTTTACTAAAAAGAATTGTGTTTCTTACAGGTAGTTTTAATAGTGTTCTTAAATACTTTAAAGGAAATCTAGGGTGTACTCTAATCATAATATCTTCAGCACTATACTTTGATATTTCCATAATAGTATGTCTTATCCATTTTTCATAGTCATTATCATATTTACAAAGGTCATTTAAACTAGTATCTTTCGGATTTTGTAATAGTAATAAAATATAATCACCATTTTTCTTCCAAGGTTTTATTTCTATATTTTGTTCTCTTTGTATTTGTAACCATCTATCTGAAGGACAGTTCTTATTATTAAAATAACCTTTATTGTAAGTATAACATTCTTTACCAACTCTATAGTAATAATCTGGTTTTTGTATATCTAAATTTTGTCTAAAGGTTGCTTGTTCTACAACTAGTATAGGTTTTGATTGAGCCGATATCCATTTGTATTTGTCGGCATTAACAGTTTTTATATTACCTTTAATGTTTGTTTGAATATATGCGTCTGCTTTATGATTATCTTTATCTGACCATTCTATTAATTTAAAATCTTCATGTGTAGGAAAAACATAATGATTGTTTTTGTTAAAAGGTCCTTTGATACCTATGATCATAAGTTTACCTCTGTTGTTTCTTTATATAACTTATGCCATTCGTCTGCATAATCTTGATCTTTAAACTCTTTATACCAAGGACCACCTAATGTCCAATGTACGTTCTTTGCTGTTTCATTATAACCATACTCACCTACTAACCAATTCCACTCTAATGGTAGTTGACCTATCATATAGTCTCTTTCTAACCATTTAAACTGATGGAGATCAAGACCACTTGCTGTGTTAACATATTCGGGTGTTAGTTTTGTACATTGTGAGTTGTTGAAAAGCATTACACTAGACCAATTCTTTTTAGGAAATTGCTGGTTTTTTGCACCTCTAAATTTTATATCTTGTTTAGGTTTATAATTATGTTGACTACACATAACAGAATATTTAAACGTAGCCTGATTATATAACTCTGCAATATCTGATCGTAACATCATATCACAATCCATAAAGATAGACCACCCTCTATAGTTTGATAGATAAGGTACTAGAAATCTACTAAATGCAAAGTCTGTTGATTGATTAGATTGTTTTTCTCTTGTGAATTGTGGTAAATTATTTAAACTTAATGGTGTTATGGTTACAGGTACACTAGAGTGTTTTCTAATACTTTCAGATAGTGTGTGATAAGCAATTTTCTCTCCCTCATCGTACCCTATAAAGATATTAATCATAGACTACTTTCTTTACTTTTACCTGTTTTTTTTCTGGCACCTTTTGTGTGATCGTAAACTCTACCTAATATAGACCTGGCTTGTACATGACCTACTCTGCCATCACCTATACTATGATTTAAAACGCCATACTTTTCTTCTAAATTTTTCCTAACTACATCAAATATCCATGAGTCGTGTTGTTGTTCTTCTTTAAATAGTAATTCTTCATCATACATCTTTCTCATATCATAAGCAAATTGTTTTATAAATGGGTGTTTCATATTAAAGAAAATGAAACCACATTCGCTGTATTCAGTTGGTCTACCAAGATAGGATATCATGTGGCCTTCTTTGTATATGTTCTTTTCAATCCATTTAGCATCAATCTTTTTATAGAATACACTGTCTGCGTCTATAAAGATAATACCGTCATAACCTTTAGTTGTTAAGATTGATTGTGTGTATGCATATACTTTGTAAGAAAAACGTACTGCGTCTTTTCTATAGTCTAATGGAATATCTACTTTGTTTCTATCTACAAATTTTTTAAAAGAAGGTATATCATATAGGTCTTCATCATCAAATATTTCTAGATCAAATGGCCAATTATATGTCTTTTGAAATCTATGAGCATACTCTTTAAATAACTTATCGTTCCATGTACTAATTACTTTGATTTTCATAACCAACCTTTGCTATATAATATGCGTCCACAATATCTGTTACAGGATTATTTAATTTTTGTTGATCAAAGTCTTTCATTAAATCTACTTTCGTTTCTTTTTTGAGAGTTTGATACATAAGTTCTTTGTCTGCATTACCTTTGCCTGAAGCATACTTCTTAACGACACTAGGCACAACTGTATCATATTCAATGTTGTGTAACAAAGATAATCTATATTTAAGAATACCACAATTCTCGGCAATCTGAAAGACAGCCTGGCCTTTAGACCCGTAAGAGTATCCTTCAATGAAAATTTTATGATTGATTGTTTTAGAAAGTATATTGCAAACCCAATCTGAAATGTTAGCAAATCTATGGATTGGACTAGTGTATTCTTGTATTTCATCACCTATTATATTATGCCTCATCTTGCCAATGTATTTCTTCTTATTTGTTAAGAAGTAAAATTGACATTTGTTAAAATCAAAAGTATTTTCTTTGTCTACCACACATATGGCAGGACTATTTAAACTGTAATCAATCCCAATTATCGAATCTGCTTTCTGTATCTTCATAATCTGTCAAGTCTTCCGTTTCATGTCCACAAAATGGACAGGTGATTGGTTTAAGGTCCTGTATATGTAGGTCCCATTCAACGATATATTTAGTATCACAGTTAGCACACTGATTTTTTTGTTTTATTAATTGAGCCATTATAGTTTGAATTTCTTAAATTGATTTTTGGTAACGTCTTGTTTTATTCCACCCACTACATAAGATTCAATTTCAGTTTCTTGTGGTGCATTTTGAGCCGATCTACTATTCAACCAGTGTTCAACCCATGGTAATGGATTATTCTTTGTTTCATACATAGGTTTTAAACCAATTGCTTTCATTCTTCTATTAGCTGTGTACTCTACAAACATATGTAATAACTTTTCAGATAATCCGATCATAGAACCTTTACTAAACAGATAAGTTGCCCAACGTTTCTCCTCTTGTACTGCTTCATCATACATCTTATAAACTTCTTTTTCATTTTCTTTGATTACTTTTAACATATCTTTATCGTTTTCGTAATCTTTCCAATTATTAATAATTCTTTGAGACATCGCCAAGTGTTGACTCTCGTCTCTTGCTATAAAGGATATAATCTTAGCAGAACCTTCTAGTTTTTTCAATTCACCAAAAGCAAATGAACAAGCAAACGATACATAGAATCTTAAACCCTCTAGTATGTTAACTGATATCATTGCAAGATATAGTTTTTTCTTTAAGTCCATCATATCAACTTTATCTGGTGTTAGTGTCCATTGATAACCTGATTTGATTAACTCATCGTAAGTTTTAGTGACCGAGGCTGCTCGTTTTTCAATCTTCTCGTCTTCTAAAATCATGTCAAATACTTCACTTGGATTGTGATATAAATTTTTAATTATGTACGTGTAACTTCTACTATGAATTGTTTCCATGAAATCCCATGTTACTA